TGTTTTCTTGATACACACGAGCTTTACCGTAAACGGTAGCGTCAGCTTGTGCTAGGGTTGTGGCCAATGCTAGGGCCATTACTAAAGCATATTTCTTCATTGATTTCTCCTTGGTTGAAGTAGTTTATAATAACAGGCTGGAACACGAATGTCAACTGTTATTGGTCTAGTATTTATGTGGTGTTTGCGCAGGGTGATTAATTTACAGGTAAAACCACTGGAATTGGCTCAACTTCTGCATTACTGGGCACTTGATTGGCGTTGTAGATGCCATTGGCATCTAGTCTTGCCTGATTGCGGCCTTCACGCAGAACACCCACCATGGCCTGGCCACCTAGAATGGCAGTGTCAGCAAGATTGTCCAGGAACTCTGCTGCATCACCGTTGGCAGTCAACCGTCCATACTGTGGCAGGTTCTGCACAAGACCATACACACTGTTCTTGTCACCGGTCTGCAGATTGAAATAATCTATGCCGGCTTCGGTGGTGTAGCGAGCAGACAAATTCATCAGATTGGCCATGTAGACCCAGGCCGTGTTTAGTGTGGTTACATACGAACTGGCAATGAGTGCATTTATAGCAGCATTGGCATTGGCAATTTCAGTGATGACCGCAGCATCATTTGCTGCAAACAAGATGTTGGCGTAGGCAGTGTTTAATGTGGCCAGGCTTCCTGCGGTCTGTAAGGCATTGATGGCTGTGGTGGCTGTACCGAGTTGAGCAGCAAAATTGTCTGTGTCCAGAGACAGCCCCAGCACATCATAAGTGGTGATAGTGCCATCGGGTCCAGTGCCAGTGGCCACAGTGTTGGCAAAGTAATCAGTCACACTCACATCCACAGGAGTTGTCTGTGCTTGAATTAGTGGCAGACCCGACATGGTGCTTAGTCCACCCAGAGTGGTGGGGGACCAGTAGGCAGCATTGTTGATGTCTGTGCCAGCAGGTACTTCTTGAGTGGCCCGGTAATATTCAGGAACCGGAGCACCAGTGCTGACCACGTCATTGGGCAAGTATGCATCAGTCACCTGCCAGGGATTGTTCACAGCACCCAGCACAGCCTGAGCAAGATCAGGTAACGGAACATTTGGTATGTTGTTGATCTGTTGGAGACCCAGCTGTATTGCCTTGTTGGCCACAGCGTCTGCTGGTGGAATGATTTTGCCCAGTTCGTCACACCCGGTTGCAGCAGGCAAGTAAGAGTTAACAATGGGAGCGATAGTGGTGTTGACTGAACCATTGGCATTGAAGATTGGCACTGGCCCAACAGGACCAGGTGCCTGTAGTGATGGATAGCTGAGTGGGAATGTTTTTACAGGATCCAACAACTGCTCAAGGCTGGTGATGTTGGGTGTGGTCACGTCTAGTATATCCAAGATCTGTACCAGTGCGTCACCAGAGATCATGGTGAATGCATTGTATGCCAGCCGCTGTGCCCGATCAAACTCGTTGTTGGTAATACCTGTGGGATTGAACACTCCCACACGATTGTCAGTGATTAGGTTTTCAATGTCAGCAGCAGTCATGCCCATGGCCAACATGACATTCTGCAGAGCCGGGACTGTCTGACCTTGTATGCCAGCCCGGGCAGATATTTGCTGTAGCAGGCCCGCAGGGGTTCCGTATAGATCTAGTTTGGCTGTGTTCCATAACTCGCCTTGTTTGTCAATGTCCACACCAAACGACTCAAGGTCTGTGGTCATACTGGAGATCCCCCCTGTGACCAGGTTGTCCATGTTGGTAAACGTAGGACCCAGATACTGATTGACGTTCACCGACGAATTGATGTAGTTGTTGGTAGAAGCAATGTAGCTTTGCACTGCCATAAAGCCTTGAGAGAACCGGCCCAGATCTCCGTTGCCCAGATATGCTGCGCAGGTCTGTTCGATTAGATTTGAAAATCCCGACGGATCCAGAGTTGATCCATCCACTGTGCCCAGATAGTTCACAAGATATTCTGTGTTTAGATATGTGTAGGTTCCTACCGGACTTGCTGGTATGCTGTTGCCCAGAGCAGGACATACCGTGTTGCCCATGCTCAGTAAACTGGTTAGTGTGGCGGCTGTGGCAAATGTCTGTGACTTGTACGAGCTCACTGCTGCCGCCAGATTGTTGATCAGGGTAGTGGCATTGAATGTTGATATGGCTGCGGCCAGCGCAGGCGGAAACGGCTTGAGTCCTTGATTTTGCAACAGGGCAGCGGTTGCTGTCAACTGCAATGGCGTGGTAATACTGGGCATTATGCAGCTATTTTGACATTGGGACTGCCGCCGGCACGTGGGTGACCACAGGTGTCTGCACTGCCAGTATACACAATAGGTATGCCGCCGGCCCGCACTGTTCTTGATCCGTTGGCGGTGGTTGCACTACAGTGAATAGGAGGACAGCCACGACTGCCGCAGCAGGGATGTGGGGTCACAGGATTGCCAACCACAATCACATTACGCCCATTTACCCGTACAGATGCAATACCAATTTGGGCAATGCCCCCGGCAGTGTTTGCATCGCCTACTCTCTGTATTGCTGGCATGTTATCCTAGTATAAGTTTCTTTTCAGGTACTTTGATGCCCGTGAGTGCTTCAATGTACTTCATTTTGACTGCATCATCTGTCAATGCATAAATCACAACGTTGTTGATATTTAGCATGACTTTTTCGTCAGCATCTGCGGTAAACATGCTGGGCACTAGTCCCAGGCCCTGTGGACCCGGTGCCACGCTGACTGGTGAGCTGATTTCCAGCCAGTCACCATCGGCTTGTGCTAGTTTGGCAATGAGCTCTTCGCCAGAGTTCAATTTAAAAGTTATTGTGCTGCCTACGAGATTTTTCATAATTTTTCCTTGGGTTTTTTCTGAATACAAAGTTGATAATTTGTCATGCCCACATGCAGGCGTCGAGTGAACATGTTTACAAAAGCGTCTATGCTCATTTTGGGTCGGCTTAATGCATCTGTTGCATAAGGCCACAAGTAGTCGTCAAACAACATGATGCCGCCGGGCTTGAGCAATCCAAAACACATGCAGGCATCAGTGAGCACGGCATCCGCATCGTGGCTTCCGTCTACATATATAAAGTCATAACGCCGACCTTGTGTGATAAGTTGAGCCAGAGCTGTGAAACTAAGATCCGGCATGACTTCCAGTGTCTGATCAGGCTTGCGAGCTTTGTCTATGTTGCTGCGGAACACACGCTCAATGATACGATTTTCTGGTACTACATCATCATCGAATGCACTGAGTGGTTCATTGGCCCAGGGATCAATACAGGTAATGGTACCGGCGTCGCTGAGTAATTCTTGCAGCATCCAACAGGTGCTCATGCCTTCGTGTGATCCTATTTCCAGGATACTGTCGGCTGAGCCCATGATGCGTTTGACTTCTTTGAAGTTGTCCACAGCGTAACTGAACCAGTCAGCTGTGAAGAACGTGCCATTGGCCAGAATTTCAGTTAGTTTTTGTTCAGGTGAGTCGTTGTCTAAGCTCATTAAATCCTCCTACTAGTTCTTGATCCAAGAAGATTTGCGGCACTGTGCGAGCGTTTGGTACTGCTTCTAGTAGTTGTTCACGTGTCCAGTCCTGGCTCACGTTGCGTTCTTCAAATTCAATATTGCGAGACTTCAGCAATGCCTTGGCTTGGTCGCAATAGGGGCACTGGTCTTTGGACCACACAATTGCTTTCATTTATTTTCCTTTGTCATTTTCTTTCCTATGCCTAATTGATAATTGAGCGTGTACCAATCTATTTGTCTTGTGAAACAAGTACAAAAAGCATCTATGGCAATTTTACCACGATCCAACACGTCGTGCAAATCTTCGTAAAGATAGTCATCAAACAACATGATGCCACCGGGCTTGAGCATGCTCCATGACATTACGGCGTCAGCCAATACGTTGTCACAACAGTGATTGCCGTCGATGTAGATAAAATCAAATTGCTGTTTGTCCACAATCATCTGGGCCAGTGTAGGGTAACTCAAGGCCACATGTACTGTTAAGTTTTGACCAGGTTTTTTTGTTTCAGCAGTGTTGCGTCTAAATCTTTGTTCCCATTCACTGCCTTGTGAACCAATTTGATCAGTAAACGGATTTATATGATCATTAGCAAATGGATCTACACAAGTGATTGAGCCAGTATCACTCAACATGTTTTCCAACACCCAACATGTACTGCGACCTTCGTGGCTGCCAATTTCTAATATGCTATCAATGCTACCTAGATTTTTAATTAAGTTTGTTTTGATGTGTTCAAAGTTTGGAATATTTTTAGTAAACCAATCTGATGTAAATTCTACCATGTGTTTTCTTAAAGAGTTGATGTGTCGTATGTTTTGGCAAAGATGTCTTGTTTCACACCGTCGTGGTCTGCCAACTTGGCTGTCTTCATGATCTTTTTGGGAGTGGCTGTACCGTCGCCATTGTCATCATAAAAGGCTGCAAACTTGATAGGTGTCACAGGATACCGCTCGCCCTTGGGTCCAGTAATAATCTTGTGTCCAACCGTGTACTTGACTGGTCCTTCAAGAGTGTCCACAGTACCATTGTCTGTGGTAGTTTCGTAACTGATGGGTGTGGGATGCTTGAAAGTTTTGAAACTGCCTGACCCAAACCAAGCATCATCTACTCGTGGTGCGGTTGCTGCAATAGATTGTCTAATATCATCATTCATTTTTATAACTCCGGTAGTGCATTGTAGTCCAACTGATCGCTCATGACTCCAATAACATAGTTAGTGCTTTCAGACTCTTGCAGTGCAGTTTGTTTGTTGCTGGTGTTCACATGCTTGTTGAACCAAGGAATAGGGGTTGAGCGAGGTGCAGATTCCTGATACTTGATACCAATTTCTTTAAGAGCGCCAACGGCTGTGTAGTCCACAAAGTCTTTGAGAATGTTGGCATTGAGACCAATCACAGGTCCTTTGTTGAACAGGTAGTCTGCCCAGCCCTTTTCTTCACGGATCACATCCAGGTACAACTCATACACTTCGGCTTCGCATTCTACCTTGGCGGCTGCAAAACGTGGATCTTCTTTGACCACTTGATTGATCATGTAAGCAGTCCATTCCTTGTGCAGAATCTCATCTTGCAGGATCAAGCTGATGATGTTGCCATTGCCCATGAAGATCTTGTTCTCTACCATGGCCAGGCTTGTGGCAAACGATACCATAAAGCGGAATGCTTCCAGTGCATAGCTGGCATGCAATGCCATCCAGATGGCTCTCACT